GGAGTTGGTGCCGATTGTCCAGAGCGTCGTTACTGACCAGGTTAGCGTGTCTAACTTAACTTCCGGCCGCGCCGTGCCTGTAGGTTCTCTGACACGCGGTGCCCCGGTCACAAAAACGGCCAGTTTTACCCTTGCGGATACTGAAAACTGGGTAATTTGCAACGGTACGGGGTCCATCACCATCACATTTCCCTCCGCGGCGTCTTGGACCGGCCGCGAGGTTATGGTCAAAACTATCGCCGCATTTACGGTTGTGTCGGCGTCGTCCAACATCGTGCCGCTTATTGGCGGCGCGGCAGGGACGGCTATTTTGGCAGCGACCGCCGGTAAATGGGCCACTCTTGTAAGCGACGGCACGAACTGGGTCATAATGGCCGCCGTTGTCTGACACCCGTACTGGTGCGGTCCACCAGGGTTCGTAAGGAACACCAATGTCTGAAGCAGTACAAGACTTAGCGGAAGTACCCGCGCCGGAACAGGCCGCTACGGCGGCGCCTGTAACCGATGCCTCATTGCCGGAAGACCAAACGACAGAAGCGCCTAAGACCTTCACCCAAGAAGAGTTGGACGCGATTGTCGGCAAACGCCTTGCCCGTGAACAACGGAAATGGGAGCGTGAGCAAGCCCAAAGGCAGGCTGAACTGGAAACGCGTCGGGCGATGCCCGTCAACCCTCCAGCGCCTGATGATTTCAACAACGCTGCTGAATACGCGGAGGCTTTGGCTGAGCGGAAAGCACAAGAGTTGGTTCGTCAGCGCGAAGCAGCCCAGCAACAGGCTAAATTGCTGGAAACATATCACGAGAAAGAGGAAACCGCCCGCGGTAAATACGACGACTTTGAACAGGTCGCGTACAACCCGAGCCTTCCTGTGACCGATGTTATGGCCCAGACAATTCAGGCTTCTGACGTTGGCCCTGACATCATCTATTGGCTAGGGTCCAACCCAAAAGAGTCTGCGCGTATCGCCAACCTTCCGCCAATTTTGCAGGCCAAGGAAATCGGCAAAATCGAAGCCAAGATGGCTTCTGATCCGCCGCTGAAAAAAACCTCAACCGCGCCCGCCCCTATTGCTCCGGTGACTGCGCGTTCAACTTCCTCCCCTGCCTATGACACGACAGACCCTAGGTCTGTTAAATCCATGTCAACGTCAGAATGGATTGAAGCGGAGCGTATGCGCCAGATCAAGAAGTGGGAGGCTTCCCGCAACCGCTAAGTATAAGGATCAGCCACCGTGGCTAATTCACTTCTTACCATTGACATGATCACTCGGAAGGCTCTCGAAATCCTCGAGAACAACCTTGTGATCACCCGCACCGTGAACCGCCAGTACGACGACAGCTTTGCCGTCGAAGGCGCGAAGATCGGCTCCACCCTCCGCATCCGTCTGCCAGACCGCGCTCTGGTGACCGACGGCGCCGCGCTGCAAGTGCAGGACGACAACGAACAGTTCACCACGCTGACGGTTTCCAGCCAGAAGCACATCGGTGTGAACTTCACGTCTGCCGAACTGACCATGCAGTTGGACGACTTTGCTGAGCGCGTTCTCAAGCCGCGTATTTCGCAGCTTGCGTCCAGCATCGACGCTGACGTGGCCAACTCCTACAAGTCGATCTTCCAGTCTGTCGGCACCCCCGGCACGACCCCGGCGACCTCTCTGGTGCTGCTCCAGGCCCAGCAGAAGCTGAATGAGTCTGCCGCTGTCATGTCCCCGCGCTACGCGACGGTCAACCCGGCCGCCAACGCTGGGCTGGTTGAAGGCTTGAAGGGCCTCTTCAACCCGGTCAACACGATCTCCCGCCAGTTCAAGAACGGCCTGATGGGTGAAGGTGTGCTGGGTCTTGACGAGATCAACATGTCTCAGTCCATCAAGCAGCACACGACCGGCAGCCGCACCGGCGCGCACACGGTGACCACCACTGTGTCCACGCAGGGCCAGGCGACCATCAACATCACCGGCACCGGCTCTCAGACGATTCCCGCCGGCGACGTGTTCACCATCGCCAGCGTGTTCGCGGTCAACCCGCAGACCCGCGAATCGACCGGCTCGCTTCAGCAGTTTGTCGTGACCGAAGCCAACACGGCTTCCGGTGGCGCCTACACCTCGGTGAAGATCAGCCCGGCGATTTACACCTCCAGCAACGCGCTGGCGACTGTAGACAGCTTCCCGCAGTCCTCTGCCGTTGTGACGTTCCTCGGCTCTGCTTCCACGCAGTACCCGCAGAACCTCGTGTACCACAAGGACGCGATTTCCTTCGCCACTGCCGACCTTCTGCTGCCGCAGGGCGTCGACATGGCTTCCCGTCAGGTCCACAACGGCATTTCCATGCGTGTTGTGCGCCAGTACGACATCAACAACGACCGCCTGCCGTGCCGTATTGACGTGCTGTACGGTTTCAGCGCCATCCGCCCGCCAATGGCCGTGCGGCTCTGGGGCTAACAGGTAGAGATAGGAGAACACGATCATGGCACTTCCTTCTGTCGGTGGCGGCTATCAGATTGGTGATGGCAACCTCAACGAACCGGAAATCGTCACTGTTCCCGCGCCGGCGACGGCTACGGACAGCGCGACGCTGACGGCCGCGCAGCTTACTAACGGCATCATCATCGGTACGCCGACGACGACCGCCGCTTACACGCTGCCGTTGGCGTCCGATCTGGACGCCTACCTGAACAACTCCAAAGTGGGGTCTGCGTTTGACTTCCGCGTCATCAACACGACGACCGCGGGCGTCATCACGATGACCACCAACACTGGCTGGACAATCGGCTCCAGCGGTTCGCAGGGTCTTATGACTATTGCGGCTACCGCCGGCACCGTGCGGGCCTTCCGCGCACGTCGTCTGGGGGATAACTCCTGGGCGCTGTACGCGATTTCGTAACCGACCCGGCCCCTGCTTCGGCAGGGGCCGACCCTCAGAGGTTTGTATGGCCGTAATCTATCTACAGCACCCCCATCACGGCACTAAGGTCGCCACGATGGACGCCGAAGCAATTTATGATGAAGAGTGCGGCTGGATGCGCTATAACCCTGCTGCGCCGGCTCCGGCCCCGGAACCTGCCGAAAGCATAAACGGGTTAGCTAGCCGGCGCCGCAGCCGGCCTCGCGTAGTTAAAGAGGATAACGGCGATGACAACAGCGGGTGATCAAATCAATGGCGCGCTTCGCCTGCTGAATGTTTTGGCTGAAGGTGAAACGCCGTCGGCGGAAACTTCACAAGACGCGCTGTACGCTCTTAACCAGATGATCGACAGTTGGAACACGGAACGGCTGTCCGTGTTTTCCACGCAAGACCAAGTAGAAACTTGGCCTCCAGGCACTATTTCGCGCACGTTTGGGCCGACCGGAGATATTGTAGGCGAACGTCCCATTTTGGTTGACGACAGCACCTACTTTCGCGATCCGGCTTCCGGCATCTCCTACGGCCTTAAGCTGATCAATCAGCAGCAATACAACGGCATTGCGGTCAAGACCGTTACCAGCACATATCCGCAGGTACTGTGGGTCAATATGACGTACCCCAACATTGAGATGTACGTCTATCCGGTGCCTACTAAAGTGCTAGAATTTCACATCGTGTCGGTCCAACCACTGACGCAGCCCGCTAATCTGGCTACAACGCTGGCGTTTCCACCCGGCTATCTGCGGTGTTTTCGCTATAATTTGGCTTGCGAATTGGCTCCTGAATTTGGCATAGAGCCTACTCCGCAAGTGCAACGAATTGCGATGACATCTAAACGCAATCTCAAGCGCATCAACAACCCTGACGACATCATGGCGCTGCCTTACAGCATTGTGGGCACTCGCCAACGGTTTAACATTTTTGCCGGCAACTACTGATGAAGACGCCGATCCTTGGGTCCACCTATGTAGCCCGCAGCGTCAACGCTGCGGACAGCCGCATGGTCAACCTCTTTCCAGAACTTGTACCGGAAGGCGGCAAGGAGCCGGCGTTTCTTCAGCGGGCGCCAGGTTTACGGCTATTGGCTACAATAGGCACAGGCCCTGTGCGCGGCCTTTGGCAGATGGGCGCCTACGCGTATGTGGTGTCTGGCGACACGCTGTATAAACTCAACAGCAACTGGGCCGCGACGGCGTTAGGCACGATTGCCAACACCGGGCCTGTGTCCATGACGGACAACGGCACTCAGTTGTTTATCGCAGCCAACGGCCCCAGCTACATCTACAACACGTTCACAAACGTCTTCCAGCAAATCAATGACATCGACTTTCCTGGCGCTGTGACGGTCGGGTACATCGACGGCTATTTTGTGTTTAACGAACCAAACAGCCAAAAGTTCTGGGTGACCAGCTTGCTGGAAGGTACGCAGGTAGACCCGCTGGACTTTGCCAGTGCGGAAGGTTCGCCTGACGGGCTTGTGGCTTTG